TAACTTAAATGTGAGGTATAGGTTAAACGATGTCAAGTTGTCTCTTTCCACCATAATTATCTAAATACCACCAAAGCCCATTGTTATCTTGAAAAGGTATTTCTCCAGCCGACTCAACCTTTTGAATTAAGTAACCTAACTCCCTAGCCTTATCACGATTTGATTCAACCCAACCATGACAGCCTGAAGTCCCAGTACCGCATAAAACAATAAGATTCGCTGATTTATGGAGTTCCTGATTCTTACTTCCGCCCATCATTCTTGGGCGCCGATGATGAACTGAGACTGGAAAACCTAGGAAATCTCTTCCGCATCTTTCACATTTGTAAAAGGCTCGGGCGAGGACTGTAAATCGGGTCTCATCATCAACTTTAAGTTTAGGGTTTGCCATTGGAGTCTCTCGTCTGCGAGGGCGTCCAAGCAAGCAGGGCATACCTTTGCGCTCGTTTGAATCTCCATTTGTAGTACCAATCGACAAATCGAAATATCTTCATGCGTCAGGTGCCACAGTCCCGCTATCTGTTTCCAACGGAGCATCCGTCACCCTGTTTCTTTCCATGTAATCCCGAAATTCTTTTTTCCATTTAGCAATAACTTCAGGAGATGCTTTTTGTTTTTCTCGTTCCTCAAACTCTAAACTTAGAAGACGGCTTTTTTCTCTTTCTCTTTCATCGGACATCCTACGACGCCATTCTTTGTTTATGTGTGATGGTTGGATAGCCGTGTCAAAGTTTGCATAATGCCAAGAAACAATTCGTTTTGCTTCCTGTAATGGTAAATCCGAGTCAAAAGATTCTGCCCATGCTCGAACCTTTAACTCATCAACTTGAATTCTTAAATCGTAAATACCGATGAAGCCGACAAGAACTGCAATATCAGACAGACTCATTGCGGAGTTTTTCTGATAACTCCATGGCTCTAATTGCTGATTGCTCATGTTTTGTCTTTACCCCCACTCCTCTTAGAACTAAGTCCATCTGTCTCATAGATGGAACTGTGCCTATGTAATCTAAAGCCTGTTCAATTTGTTCGGCTTGGTAGCCTCGCTTCTCTGCCGCTTGGCAGATTGCTAGTAAAGAGTGCCAAGCACTTTTACCCAATGGTTTAACTCTTTGCTTCTCCCACCATTTTCTTGCTACTGCTTCAGAGAGTGCGACAACTGCGACAGCAGTTTCGTCACTCTTCGTTGTAGATAGGACGGATGTATAGGACGGATGGTACGGAGTGGAGTTGGGGAGTTGAACCTCCAAAGTTGGGGAGTTGAGGGTATCTGAGTTGGGGAGTTCTACCCCTCCTAAACTTTGTTCGTCCCCTACTGAGTTGGGGAGTTTCTTCCATAACAACTGGTAGACAGTTGCATTACCTCGGGAGTTACCTTTAGTAATAATCTTGATATGCCCATCAGCCACCATCTCGTTTATGACTTTCCGAACATACTCAACTGAACATCTACCCTTGGAAGCAAGGTTTGACTGAGAGGCGAAGAATCGACCATCATCATGAGAAATATCTGCGAGCGCAAGATGAATTAAAAGTTTGGTTCCATCGTAAGGCGAATCCGCCCAAACTTTAGTAATCCACCTGATGCTCACAAATCTCCTCCACAATGAGGGCAATTTTTCTTTCGCCCTTGTCGTTCAACTAATCTACCTTCAATACAAGAAACATCTACATAAACCTTGCACCCATTACGAGTCTCTTTGAGACGGGCAATGCGACCTGATTTATGGAGGACGGACAATACACCTGAAGCCGTTCCATGGTGAAGTCCTGTTACTTCAGATAACTCTTTCCAAGTTAGCCCAAACAATTCTCTTTGCGAAAGAAGATTGAGGGCTTGCGCTTGGCGCAGAGCAGTCTTACCTGACCTATCTGCGTTTAGCGCTCGCTCTTTAGATGTATCTGTCCCACTATGTCCCGAAGTCCCTGCGTATGGAAGTTCAGGATGAAACAGCAACTCCTTCGACTTTGACTTCATCGGATTCCTCTTCCAATTTTGGTGGGTTAATTTTTAATTGTTGCTCACGGAACTTAAGACGAAACTGCTCTAAAAGTTCAGCGTTGTATTTTTCTTTGTTGGCAGTTATGTACTGACCAACTGAAGCCAATGATTCCAAGTCGGACGCTTGATGAATTTTTGTTAGAACCGCAGAGGGCGCCATAACATCATCAGAGGATGAGCGTTCGTAGGATTGTGCATCAGGGTCTACTTCATCGGTTGGTAGTGCTAGTGATTGAAGTAAGGCTGTACGGAAAGCAACTGACATGGCTTTGGCTGTTGCCTTATCGCCCGAGTCCATTGCTTCACCAACAACCGTGGCTTTAATTGCATCACCGTTTGCACCAATGAATGTGTAACTTACTTTGACTTTGACATGTCCCATCGCTGTTCGATTCCGTCCTATCTCAACTGTTTGATATTCGTACTCTTCAACTGATGGAACTACAACCACACCAAACTTTTGTAGGGCTGGTGAGACTGCATTAACTACTGAGTCAATCCCTCGGAAATTAAATCCTTGAGATGTGTTTTTATCCTTCTTGGCGATACCGCCAACTGCTTTCATAATCTCGCTCAATGCTTGAGCGATAGGTAATTTGTTTTCCATTGTCCCTCTCTCTACTCTGCAATCACAAATGAAACTGAAGTCTCAGCAGGTATAACTTTTACTGCTGGCACAATTTCACCTTGGGTTGATATTACCTTATCTTCAGATTGATTCAAAGCACCTAGCGCTTTTTTATCAATTTCTTTTTTAACTCTGACTAATTCAGGGGCGTTTTTCTCAGCCCATTCAATGAACTTAGTTTCATCCTCAATATCGAACTTAACCCGACCTGAAATAGTTTTGATTGTGCCATGGGGCAGAACTATGCTTTTACGGTCTTTAGAGCGCTCCTGAAGGGCGTATGGGCGTAGGTTGGACTCAAACCACTCAGCATCCCTCTCAAGGGCTGTATTGACCTTCTCAAGCCATTCCATGACCCTCTTAACCTCTCGGTCAAAGATGTCTTTGTTCTCTGCTTGTTTGCGCCGAATTGAGGCAAGTTTTCGCATTGCCCAATCTGCCTTGGAATCATCATCAACTTTGAATGGTTCACGGGCTGGCTCTTCGATGATTTCAAAATCATCAACTGGTGTTACTTCTACTGCGTTGTCCATGTGGACTCCTCTCGTTAGGGGAGAGGATACTAAACCCTAGTTTAGTCTGTCAAGTACCTCAGAACCCGATTATTTGTCCAACATACACGGAGGCACCGACAATCGTGGCAATCATGAGACCACCGACTGTTCGAACTACCCACTCAGAGCGAGACTCCATCTTTTCAAGTCGGTCTGTTATATGAACCATGGCTTGAGAGAATCGCTCCGAGTCGGATTCGTAAACATCTTTGCGAAGATAAGTTTGGCTTACATTTAGATTCATCTGTTTGACTTCCATGGTTAGGTCATCAAGCCGACGCATAATCTCTCCTAAACTGGGCTTCACTTCTTCGCTCATTCTTATGCCCCCGTAAACTTAGGGCGCCCAAAGCCAACGATGGCAACTGGGAGATTAGGCTTGAACTTATTTCTGTTCTTCTTTTTGAAGGCTCTAATTTTGAGGCAAACTTCTCCGCCGTTGCGTTGGTCGCCTTTTTTATCTGAACTTGTATTTCCTTCAATGCAGGTAACTGTGCCGTCAAGATTATCTTTTACAACAATCCCGACATGGCTAATTCTATCAACTCCATCTGCGGGGAAATCAAAATAAACAATATCTCCCGCTTGAGGTTGAGCAGATTCCCCTTCTTGCCAACGCTTCATCTTTTTGAAAGCATCGGCTCCCGCTGGAGTGTAAACAGTATTAGGGATTTCAACTCCTGCTTGCTTGCCACACCAATTAACAAAAGCGCCACACCACGGTTGGTTAGCCTTTTGATACTTGGTCTTGTTCTCGGGAACTGCTTCTTCGATATAACCGATTTCAGCGGTTGCAATCTCAACTAAGAGTTCGGCGGTGCCTTTAGGTGCTGGCATTATTTTTTCTTCACCGACTTTTTGGCTGTCATTTTCTTGACAACTGCTTCGGTAACTCCGTCGGCAATCTTGCCAAACGCAGGGTCTTTAGGATTTGCCGCTCTGATGGCGACTGGGAGTACGGCTGAAACACCAGCCGCTAAAATTGCTTTAACTGAATCTCCGTCAAGGGCAAGAATGTCCCCGCCTGTAATCATAAATGCTGTTGTAACTGCCGCTAAAAATGACCGTCCGTATGAAGCGAGCATTGCTTTTGTCTTACTGTCCATGTTTCCTCCTAATTGTAGGTAGTTAATAATAACCTATGGTTTGTGAACCTAGGTTGCTATATCGCCAAGAACTAAAATATCAGCCCCATTTGGGTAGAGTATTTGTATCTCCCGCTATTTGAATATCAACAGTCTTTGGGCTGTTACTTGTTGCAACGACATAAGCCTGACGAAGCCTTAGGCTTGGGAAATTATCCGTGCCTTTAATTTGACCAACAAGATAATTTAAGTCCATTAGAATCTCCTACTTCTGCCGATAGCGTTCATGGTACCGCTTGCACTCAAGGGGATAGAAATTGCATCAAGGGTTAAAATCTTGTCAATTCCAATCGGTGAGCGAGTTACTTTCACCAAGTCATAGACATCGTGAGCAGGATTGACAATTTGGTCCCATGTAATTTTTTCAGTTGAGCCTAGAACTTTTTTAAGTTCAGCCTTAGCCGCCTCTGTTGCCTCTGCAACTGTGAGGACTGTTGGGCTACTCATAAACTTAACTACCTCACCGTAAGTTTTACGGTAGGTAGGTGAGGCAGGGTTATCGTCAAAGGCTTCACCAATAACACCGATACTTAAATTTGTTCCCTCTCCTGTAAATATAACTCCATTATAGGAATCATCTGTACTTAGGGAGCGATTGATTTGTACAAGAACTGAATCAGCGCCATCGGTATAAGTAGCAACTGGAGTTCCAAGGTCAGGGTCAGGTATTGGTCTCATACGAGCAGTACCATTTTCATCAAAGTATAAATCCATGGAAGCGGACTCAGCAATTTTTAGAGCCTCTCTCCAAGGGTCAGAGGATTGGTCTAGGGTTGGATATAACAAAGTTGTTACTTGTCCAGTAGCAGGAAAAATAGTTTTAACTTTTGGATAACGGTATTTCAAAATTTTTTCAATAGCGGTCTCTTTGGCGGTTCCTGCCTCAATATAAAATTCATGATTGGTAAATTTGGCTCTAGTTAAAATCAGGCTTCGGTCTGAGCCTTTAATAGATATTTTAATTCCTTGAGCGGTATCAGAAATTTCCACACTTGTAATAACAAAGACACCAAGGGGCACCAACTCTTCTGTGCCATCTGCAAAGACAATGCCTCTATAAATCTTTACCTCACGGTTATAGGGAAGAAGAATAGAAGAGATATTATTTTGAGGAACTAAAGTTCCATCTTTGTCTATAAATTCAAGAGTACATTCTCTTCGTACTGAGCGACGATTATCAATAGTTACTTCTCCCGAGATAGGTGAAGCCGTGCTAATAATAGTATCGTTTTTCATGTCAAAAATCTCAACCTTAGTTTTAGTTACATGAGATTTAGTGACAGTCTCCTTAAATGATGCGGAAACTGGATACATTACGGTGCATCGACTTCGAAGTAGGTAACTTTGACAACTCTAATTAAATTATTTATGTTGCCTGATTCTGTCCAAGACCTATCAACAAAGCGTACATATTTTTGACGACCTAGTGGGTCATGCACATGCAAAGTGCCTTGGAAAGTAAAAGTTCCATCTACACCATAAATAGATTGTGCTACAACAACTGACTTAGATGCACCAAGAGGTTTGAATACACCGTAAGACTCAACAATGTTTTGATTCAAAGGTTGCTCAACAATTATGTTAGTTACAGAAATCGTTGGACTCTCAGGTGCAGTAAAAGACCAAAAAGCAGGGTTGTCAATTAAAATTGGTTCTGAGGTTGTATACCCTGAGGAAATAGTTGCCATTAGATGTCTGCCCTCGCTTTTGCTCTATACCGAATTGTTGAATCAAAAGGTGCTTCATAATCATCAATCTCAGCAATTTGTGAACTTGTCGCCGTGACTGGAGAGTTTCGAACTGCTGAATATGTTGTGCCACCATCAACTGAACGCTCAACATCAAAAACAAAATTACTAAATCCTCCACGGGTAAAGACTGGAGTATCTCCTGAGTGAAAAGCAATCTTGTCTACATAATGGATTTCACTTGAGCCAGCACTTGTTACTTTAACAAATACTTGTGCGTGTGTGGCTGTTGGTGGAGCAAGGACTGTTGCGGATGCTGTTGTCCATGCAGAACTTGTTGCAGTTACTCCAGTTCCATAAGTTGTCGAAATGGTTGCACCAGCACTTGTTAAATATCTGATGCCAACTTGAGCGGTACGAGATGTTGTACCAGCACGGAAATCAGCAATCGCAGAGAACTCTTGGTTTGCTGTAACTGTAAACTTGGTTGCTGTGGTTGTTGATGCAACTATGTCACCAGCCGCACTTGCTGTCATTTCTAAAGAGGCGCTTCCGACTGAAGCCTGAGCCGTTGAGCGAGCAATAGCGCAGTTAGTCACGGCAGTCCAACCAGTTGTATTTGTTTCTAAAGATGCTTGGTTTGCACTTAAAACATTTGTTCTACCAAAGACTGTAACAACAACTGCTCCATCATTTTCATCATAGAAGGCAGTAATTAAAGGTGTAGCGGGAGCATCAACATCAATAGTAAATTGACTATAAGCCCAATCGCTAAAGTAGTTAGAACCGTTTAATAGTTGAGCAACTCTGACATAGGCTCTATAAGTTGTGCCATCTGCTAAGTCTGCCTCAAGAGTTTGACCATCATTTGTTGAGGCTACGATGCCAGTCTGAACTGTTGGGGTAGAAGTATCAGGGCTAAAAGTTCCAGCGCCATAAGTTGTTGAATCAAATACTTTGATTTCATAAGCGCTCTGAGTATCACCATCTGCGTCTGCATAAGTCCAAGTAACTGATGGGAAAGTTGTATCTGTGATAGTTCCGCTTGGTGCTGTGACGGTAACAGATGGTTGAGTAGTAGTTACAACATCCACAAACAATTCATAGAGACCAGCACGGTCACCGCTGGCTGTTGCGTTATCTGTAAATTTAACAACTAAGTTATCAATTAAAGTTTGTGACCAAGCCTCACCACTTGGAGCCGCTGTAAGTTTTAGAGCAGTATCAAGAGTGGTCAAAGCAAGAGTGTTGGCTTTTGTAAAAGGAACTGAATAACTAACTGTTCTACCATTTCGGTCAGTAATAACTCCAAGACTTAACTGAATACTTCCAACAGTTCCAATAGTTGCTCGGGCACGAAGATTTACATACTCAACTTTTTCAGTAGCCGCTAAGGTTGTTGTACCAAACTCTGCTTCATAAGATGCGGGAACTGTTGTGCTGGTACGAGTAATGTAAGTCGAGTCGCTACTGTCAGCGAGCGCCGCATGAACTGAACCTGAACCGCCTGAAATAGTAAAAGCAGAGGCGTTGTTCCAGTTAGCGTTAGGTCTGAGGATATAGGTAGCCATTATCTGTTAGCCAACTCCTTTGCCAAGATTGCAAAAGTTTCTTGAATTCGTTGAGTAATTATGTCAGCCTTTTCATCTTGATTTGTAGCACCAGTTGTATCAACATTAACTACAAAGGCACCTTGTTCAATAATAATGTTGTTTCCACTTACTCCTGAAATTCTTGCTTCGGCATCTGTAACCTGAGCAAGTTTCATTTGAGCATTTGAAATCTTTTCACCAAACGCCGCTTCAGAACCAAACTTACCGATTGCCGCTCCAGTAATACTTATGGCTCTTTGGATTTCATTTATCTGAGCAATAGCCTCTGCACCGCCACCAAGAATAGACGCCGCTAACTGAGCGCCCTTGATTGGACCCGACTCGACTAAATCTTGAATTGCTTTTGCATCAAGTCCAAGTGCTTGAAGTTGTGTTATCTGTTGGGCAAACTGATTGCTCTTATTCAACCTTGTTTGCATATTCTCAATAAGAGATTTAGCCTTTGGAATAAATCCGTCAGGAAGTTCTACTCCCTTAAGTCCTGCAAAACCTAAGATTGTGTCTTTAAGTGAGTCAGCA